GGCTGGTAGTCGTTCGCCCTTTCGTAAAATTATACCATACTTTGTCATAAGGTAGGTCAATGCGAGATTCTTTTCGCTTACATGAAGTAAGTGCAATATACTTTTAGTGATCGGGTTACCCATCATAAATCCTCGACGGATGTAACCGGTATATGCCGGTGTTTCGTATTTATAGAGATCATTTCGAATGACTTCTTCTACAGGTTGTGGTAGGCTTAATAAAGCCATTACCATTTCAAAATATGCTGCTGGTGCACCCACGTAAGCAGCCAATATCTTTAAATGATATAGACCTATCATTTTGTTAATATTATCAGTTGACTCTGTCCAATCTGAACTTGTAAATGTAAAGTTTTGTACTTTACCATCTTTAAAGATGAAGTGACCTTCATTCCTAGGATGTAAACGTTGCTGGAATTTCCAAGCATCGGTAGTTGAGCGTAAACCGACATAATGATCGGGTAAGGATGATAATACTGATTGGAGCATTTTTCCCATCGGTGTTAAAAACCAAGTAAGTTCTGAGGTGGACTTAGTTAGATTTCTTTGTTTTGCAGGTTCTTGAATATGCAAAATTTTAGCATTAAGGAAACGTTTTACCTTATCTAATGAAAAGAGAGCTGGAGTATCAAGCCCTTTAAAATAAGCTAATCTCATCCTCGGAACAGGAGAGTTAAGTAGATGTAAGTATTCCATCGCTAATTGATAGGATAACCAAAAACAAATCTTTGAATAGGATTTGCAATCATGTGCAGTAAAATAACTTAATATTTTATTTGTTCGTAGGTCTCGGATAGGGATCTTCAGATTTTGATCTATTGCCATTTTAATTAACAAACGGCAATCTTCTAATTTTCCTCCTTCTTGAAGGATAGTATCATAAGAGGCAGCCTTTTTAACAGGCATGTCAGTTTCGGAGAGAATTTTATGAAAGAAAATCTCATCATCGTATTCAAGTTTATCTTGACCTTGAAATAAAACATTTTCTGGAATTCTTGCGGCTTCCAGTTCTTGTATTATTGCACCTCGAATTAGGTTCAAATCTGTAATTGACGGAGTTGGGTCAATTGTATTTAATTTAGATCGATATTCTTGATCTTGGTAAAGCGCTACCCTTTGTGGTAGGTAGCCTAAACCTCTCGTTTGCGTGAGTAACGTAAATGTAAATTTCCAACCAAGTGTGGTTGTATAATCTTCTCCTTGTACGAGGAAAAATTCATTTACCCTGCTGTTTATAACATCAGCAATTGGTTTGTAAAACTCTTCTAGAGTAGAATGTAGAAAAGTGTAATTTAAAGCTTTTAAACGGATTTCGTTGTCAGCTGAATTGAAGTTCTGTTTCATGTATTTATGGAACATTTTAATATCCATGAAAATCGATTGGTTTTCATTTGCAGGTAGGAAGCTTCCCTGGAATAACACAGGGGGAGCTAAATAATCAGCAAATAGTTCATCAAAGAGCATTGCAGTTTTAATAGCTATTTCTTTATAATTGAAATCGCAACAAATATATAGTAAACGTAACAGTAAACTATTAATTGTATATATCGTCTGCTTGAACGCAGCACGAAAGAAATCAAAAGATACTTTTATTTTATTAAATATCTTTACGATCGAAGAGGTAGAATACTTCGACCAGTAAAGTCCACTCAATGCTGACTGGAGTTGTTCAGGCGTCGAGATTTGGTGAAATCCCGTAACGTTTAAATAGTTTCTCATAGGACGCGAGTAGCGCTGAGAAAATATGTTGTCTGAATCTTTGCAAAATGCAAAATCAGATGTTCGATCCCACCTATACGGATCGTATTCGTGGAATTTCTTTAAGCTTCTTAAATAGTTAAGAAAGCAAACTTCGTGCACTTCTTGTGGTAAATCAAGGCACGGACATTTTCGTGATACATTAATCAACCGATTATTCCCAAACATGCAGTCCTCGCAGACTTCATCATGTTCAAGTAAATCTTGTCGTTTATTTAATACAACATTCCATATATGTGCCAGTGGTATGGTACTAGTATGAATTATAAATCGGGTTTCATGAGTTAGAAAGAACTCATGTCCTGTGGAGGTTGCTACCTCAAGTTGGAGATCTGTAAGGAAGCGTGTCGGATCATCATAATCTTCG